CCCTGCTAGGACTGCTGACGGTCGTCCTCGTGTCGCTATAGAGAAGTCTCAGAATAACCGCACAAACTTTTTCTCCCATGACTTCACTGACCCTTGTACTTGGTATCAGGGGGCGACTCGTGTTGTAGATGAAGTAGCTACCGATTCGGGTAACCATATTACTTACAACCTAGCCCATGCTCGCGTGATAGACAACTACCATGGGAGGGTGACGCAAGAGGATGACCTGCGAGACTCCAGCGGGAACTCTTTTCGTGTTGTCGTGAAAGTCAATGACGTAGTGAAGACTGAACAGGACCCTCACTATGGAACCGGCGGAGACTTCACTGTTAACTATGAACTAGGTAAAGTGGTTTTCCTCTCAACTAGAGATGTAGCTGACGTCGTCAAGGTAACTTACCATTACGCGACAACTAGCCTCTATGTTGTCAAGCCCGATGCTGGGAAACAGCTTCTGATCGATATCGCAGAAGTTCAGTTTTCGGGTGATGTGGAACCCAAGGACACTGTGTTATTTGAGGCTTGGGGTATAGCGGACTTCTTTCTAACTCCGGCCCAAATGTCAGCGTATGGTATCCCGTACGGTATTGGGTATAAGATTAGGTTGTCCCGTTTGGCGTATAAAACCATGGCAGACTTCCATAACGACGCCTTCCGTTCGTACCCCTCGTACCCCGCATTGGGAAGCCCTAGTAACTGGCGATCACAACATCAGCCCGTCACTACTTTTGATTGGGATTACTTAGGGAGCGTTGCATTGCTAAGTTCAAAAGGTATGGAGATTCGAGTGTCCTTGGATCACCATGAGCCCTTTGATGGGTACATGGCAACTGCAACCTTCTATTGTCGGTCGGAGACTGAATAGTTACATTTTCCCAACTTTTGGAGGTAGGTATGTCATCAATTGTTAAAGTCGGGTTTACGAGTAGTAGTGGAGTACTGCCTCGGCTTATCAAGTGGGCCACTAAGAGCAAGGTTAACCATACCTTTCTTTACATCAGTGACTCCTTCTTGGGCATCGATATGGTACTCCAGGCAACTATAGGCGGTTTCAACCTACTGACCTACAGTAAATACGCTAAAAGCAACCATGTTGTCAAAATTGTAGACCTCGCACACCCCGTTGACGTTGGGCTTAAAGAAGCCTCCTTGTGGTTGGGTGAGCGCTACGACTATGGCGGTCTATTCGGGTCGGCTTTCGTTCTTCTAGGGCGTTGGTTCAAACGCAAGTGGAGCAACCCCTGGGACAACTCTGATGCAATGTTTTGCTCCGAGGCTATCGTTAGGGTTCTTCAGGCTAGCAACTACCCAGGGTCTCAAGGGCTAGACCCAAGCGCCGTAACCCCTCAGGATTTACTTGTATTCCTCACTTTGCGGGAAACCCCAGAGAAGTCTGGTTCCTGAGTCACGGATCTTCTTATAGTCCTGACTTCAATGAAAGACCTTTCCCTCCTGGAGGAGCGTCAACATGTTGCGGATTACCCATACTCAAGTTGCTATTGGGCCTCACCTTATCACGGACATCGATGACGGTCTTACACGTCAGACGGCTAAGCGTGGAACTGGCGACCCTAAGCGTTCTCAGCGCGACGGCAGTGTCCTTAGTGGGCCGGACAAGAGCACTAAGCCTGGTGTCAACTACCTCAAGCAGAAATGCTACCTTCCACGCGTGAAGGCGGGGGAGACCAGCGTTGCGGGTTACATTGACCTGAAAGAGACTGACCGAGTTCTCATGTCTCAAGGTAAGGGTTGTATTAACGGTCTCAGAGTCGCGGGCCACATTACCGTGACATCTTTTACCGCGGCTGACGTTGCGGCACCTACGGTCGCTACTGCTCAAACGGACGTTCCTGGAGCGGGGGACCTGACTATCACTGGAACTAATCTTACCTCCCTTGCCCCCGATATCACCTCGGTAGTTATCACGGGTACGGGTGCGAAGACCTTGACTCAGAGTCAAATTACTACCGGCGGTGGAACCGTTTCAGCTACCTCTATCGTTATCCTAGCCGCTCTTATCCCTGGCGTAGACGCGACGGTATCCTCGGTTCAGGTTCGCGCCGACGCTCAGTTGTCTTCGGTCGTGGTAGTAACGGTCTAAGGTTGACTCTTGGGAACGCTACTTGATTTGTTAGTCGAGGAAACTGGTACATTCCAGCGAATCGATAACGTTTGGCGTCCCCAAGACCTTTTCATGGACATTCAGACTCAGGTGTTGTTGAAAGACATGGTTCGTAGGTACGAAGCACTGCAGGCATCTGAGGTAGAGTTGAAAAAGCTCGATCGTGCTGAGCTTTTGCTGAAGCGTTTACGTTCGTTGAGACTGATAGTCAAACGTGCAAATTTCGTCCGCCGGGCAAATCACCTCGCTTTCGCCCAGGCGGTTTCGGAGTTCTATTCCTCTTATGGGGAGGTTCTTCGATACCTTCGAATTGATCAGGCGAGAGGCAAATTAAAGCCCGAGTTAGGGAAGGACGAGTAAAACCATGCGTGTAGCAGTCATTCGCGGAGATCTGAGCAAGCCACTATTTCTGGCTGACCTTGAACCTAAGTCCCAGTCGGACGCCTCAGCTGAGCCCCCAGAAGGCCAGAATAGGTATCTGTCTCGTCCTGACGCGACCAAAATCGCGGCGTACTTGACGGCACAAGGTCTAGCTGCCTCGGCTACGACCCTGATCACGACAACCGTCCCCGTGGGAGGGCCCGTGAACGTGTCTTCGGCCACCATCACTGGCGTAGCCGGTCTAGGCGGGGCAACGGTTACCCAGGTCGCAGCTCTTCAAGAGTTCCTGGCCCCCCGCATCATTGAAACTGATGTAGCCAAGAAGTCCTTCCTGTTCGGAAACTTGGCTGGGTACCGATCGGCTAGTTTCAATCCGGACCCTCGCCGTACCCCAGCTTTGTCGAGCAGTGCAGCCATTTCAGTGGTTGCAGATGATGGCGTCACAGCCTTCGCCGTGGCTACACCAGTCATTACGACCGCGGATAAGGACACCCCTGGTGCCGGCGCCCTTCGTATCACGGGTACCGGTCTGGCGGGTTACGGGATGTATGAAACCACGGTCATCCTAACTGGGATCTATGTCGGACCTGGTATCGCCCCCAAGACCCTAAAGTTGACTCAAGCTCAGATCCTGACTGCGGGTGGAACCTTCACTGGCAGCACTCAGATTGACATTCCTGCTTCGATCCTGCCTGGCATTGCGGTCACAACCACCTTTGCCCGCGTCCAGACCAATGACATGCTCTCACCGGCAGTCGCTCTCACCTGATAACTTTCGGGCTCCTTGGTAACTCAGGGAGCCCGCTTAGATGTACTTGAAATTCAACATGTGAAGATTCGACCCTCAGGGGTATCTAAATAAAATGAGGTCTATATGTCAAAGATAGTGGTTCCAAACAAAGATTTCCGCACCCCTGATCTCTACTTCGCTGCTTACCTCCAGACGGCTGGGGTGGAGCTGAAGCGAACGGATAGGGAAAATGGGCGGGTCTATTTTGTGTTCGACACGTCCATTTGTAACTTGGATGACCTGAAGACGGCTTGGTTCAATAACTCTGGTAAGGTTCCAGCGCAGCCTTTCAGCAACAGCATCAAGAATCTCAAAAGTTTGTGCCATAACCAGTAGAACTAAGGTGAAAACCTGCACCTTATGTAAGGTCGAGAAGGATCTTGACTTTTTCTACGCGCTTGTATCCGGGAAACACGGTCGAGCGCCTCGTTGTAAAGCGTGCACCTTACAGTTATTGAGACTGAACCCTGAACCCGTTAGACAGGCTCGGTGGAAGAGGCAGTACAAGATAGACTTCGACACTCTTTGGGCTGCCCAAGGAGGTCTTTGCGCTGCTTGTGAAAGGCCCCTTCTTAGAGAAGGTACGGAACCAACTTCGGTGTGCGTGGATCATGACCGATCGTGCTGTCCCAGTAAAAGCTCGTGTGGAGAGTGCGTAAGAGGCCTTATTCACCGTAAGTGTAACCTAATTTTAGGCTACTCCAAGGAAGATGTTGACCTACTCAAGAATGCTATAGTATATCTCGACGCCAACAAAAAAACCTAATTTCATGTTCTGCCCGAAGTGTAGGGAACACAAACCATTAACTGAATTCCGCGCTAATCCTCACTGGTGTAATGTATGTACTGACAAATCTAATGCGAGAAGTTACGCCTGGAGGGCTGCCAATCCAGGACGGGCTACGGCTAATAATAGAGCATGGCAACTCCGCCACCCAGAGGTGGTTAGGGCCACCACCGTAAAAGGTAAGTATAAGATCGACTTTTACAAAGTCTGGGAAGAGCAAGAGGGCTTATGTGCCCTGTGCTATAAGCCAATGCTTCAAGTAGGTAAGGAACCCACTTCTGTGTGTGTCGATCATGACCGAGCATGCTGCTCTGGAAAGAAGTCATGTGGTAACTGTGTGCGAGGACTTATCCATTTTAGCTGCAACTTAGTTCTAGGTTACGCAAAAGACGACCCTTACACACTCCAGAAGGCTGTCGAGTACCTAGAGCGTTGGCGAGACCGTAGAGACGCTTGAAGATATTCCACTGATACGCTCGTGAAGTAGGAGGCTCATCCATATGGCGGTTGTGAGTTATATCCCACCGGCTCGCGAGGTTCCTGCGGGACGCATGGTTTTTGAGCAGGTGGACCTTTTCCTTGGTGACGGGGAGACCCGCTCTACGGGCGTCTTGGTGGCGGGTTTGCAGGTGGTTGTGCATACCGGCCCTACGGTTCTGACGTGGCCCTTAGTTACGGGCGTAAGCATCCCAGACATTCGGATAGCCGCCGGTAAGATCTACTGGACTGAGTTCTCTTCGGGCTACTACAGCATTAGGTTCTTCCCTAATGTCGTGGGGCTCTGGAGGGTCATCGTTACCTACCCCGCCCATAACCAGGCCAAATCCTATACCTACAACGTAGTGGCTCCCACTTCAAACGTCCCTACAATAGGTTTCAAAGCCTCCTTCACGAGGTGAGTTGTGACTACTACCCGAGGCAGGTTGGTCTACTCCAACCAAGTGGTATATGACCAAGCGGACTACTTCCAAGCCGATGGTTATACTCGGGTCGTTGGGTTAGTACCTTCACAGCTCGTGTCTCAGACGTACTACAACAATGACCTTTTGGCTTGGCCTTTAGTAACTGGGGTAGGGGTTTCTGACGCTCAGATTGTATCGGGCAGGGTTTATGTTCAAGCTATATCGGGGGGTCCTTACAGCGTGAGATTCCGCCCCAATGCGGTAGGGTTCTGGAGACTACTTTTGACGTACCCAGTAGGTACGCAGATCTTGGCTCAAAGCTTCGATGTTCAATCGGGTACAGGGGTGCCGGTACCTACCGGACTCAAAGCTACCGTAGGAGGTAAAGGTGCCTGCTAAGTGTTCAAGTCCTGGTGTTTTCCGTTACGGGCACGTATTTCAACGTGGGGATCTACCTCTGTACATCACGGATCTAGCTAACAATCCAATGAGCCCGTACAGTGTGAAGTTCACTATGTTCTACTACCCAAAGAACTCTCAATGTTCGGTTAGGGTCGGGGCCGAAGGTAGGACTCCGGTAACTACTGGGGTAGGTGAGTACTATGCAACCGGAGTAGCTGGTCAATGCGGCCAACCCGGGGAATGGTACGTTGAGTGGTTGATTCAGGAATCATTCGATTCCCCCGTAGTTAAGGAATGCTTCCGGTTCAAGGTCTTCGATACCTCACAGTATTGTGGTAGCGGAAGTAGCAGTCCGTCGTCTGGATCGTCTTGTGGTTGTTTCAAAATCTAAGGTGTAGTCAATCCCGTGCTCATATATCTCGCCCATAAGATAGAACTTGACCCAACGCATGCCCAGGCGGTTTACTTCGCCAAGGCCTGCGGAACGGCGAGGTTTACTTACAACTGGGCTCTCAGATATTGGCAGGAGCAGTACAAGGCAGGGGCGAAGCCCAGCGTCAATAAAGTAGGGCGCCAACTAGACGCTATTAAGAAGACTGAATTCCCCTGGATGAAGGAGGTTACCAAATGCGCCTCTCAGCACGCAATCCTTAACCTAGGCGAAGCCTTCAAGCGCTTTTTCAAAAAGAAGTCTAAGTACCCGCAGTTCAAGAAGAAAGGTGTCCATGATTCCTTCCGGGCCGACAATGGCCCCAGAGACAAGCATAGCTCCTCCGTGCGGGTCGAGGGCTTCTATGTAGCCCTTCCGATTATCGGCAAAGTACGGATGAAGGAACTGCTACGCCTGGAAGGCCGAGTCATTTCGGTCACGGTATCGCGTACCGCGCACAAATGGTTCGCTAGTTTTAACGTCGAAATTAACCATGAGTCACCTAATCGTGAGAACCAAACGAAGGTGGTAGGGGTTGATTTGGGTATTAAGACGCTAGCGGTCCTCAGTAACGGGACGTCATTTGAAAACCCTAAAGCATTACGGAGTAACCTAAAGAAATTACGTCGCTTTTCCCGAAGTCTATCAAGGAAGCAGAAAGGTTCTGCGAACCGAAGGAAAGCGAAGCTTAAGTTAGCTAAGTTGCATTACCGAATCTCCTGTATTCGCAAAGACGCTTTGCATAAGCTCACGCACTTTTTGGTGAAGAATTTCACTCACATAGGAATAGAAGACCTAAACGTGGGTGGAATGCTCAAGAACCGTAAGCTGAGTAGAGCTATTTCTGATGTGGGCTTCGGGGAGTTTCGTCGTCAGCTAGAATACAAGTCAGACCTTTACGGGTCTACTGTTATTGTAGCTGACCGATGGTTCCCTAGCTCAAAGACCTGTTCTTCTTGCGGAGAAATCAAGCCTTCCCTGAGCTTATTGGAGCGGGTCTGGCAATGCGCCGGATGTGGCGCTGAGCACGACCGGGACCTGAATGCAGCTAAGAATTTGAAGAATTTGGCGGTCACTTCGACCGTTACAGCCTGTGGAGAGAAAAGCTCTGGTCAAGCCCGTAAGGGCTTGACGAAACTAGTCTCGTTGAAGCAGGAACCAGGTAAGTCCTATGCCGAATTTTGAAAATAAGCTTGACATAGGTGCTGGAGATTTGAGTGTTCTAGTTGCTCTAAATTTGGGTGGTGATATATGGGAGTTTCATTTCTTAGAGGTCAGCAGTTAGGGCGTAAAGACCTCAACATCTTTTTGACTAACGCGTCTGGGCACCCGACTAACGCCGCTGAAATCTCGTACTCCCTGTACGACTTCACTACCGGTATGGAAGCCCTTCTAGGGCAGTCTAGGCGCACGCCTGCGAATCCTTCGGTAGGTGAGTACTATGCCAGCCTCCTTATCCCGCTAGACGCTAATATCGGGGCGTATCGGATTCGCTGGACCATGCGGGAAATAGTAGGCGGACCCCTTCAAACGGTCGTCCAAGAGTTTGATGTGAGGGACAGGGAGACGTCCACTCCTACGTCGTTTACGCCTATCCAAGAGGATTTGGTGCGTAGATTGCGTATATTAACAAGAGACTTCGACCCTGATAAACACTACAAATTCCGGCCACCTACACATGAAGGTACCGTGAACCAGTACAATCGAGTGTTCGGTTATATCTGGGAGGACGAGGAACTTGCAGAGTACTTAGAGCGGGCCCTGGATATGATCTCAGCGGCTCCCCCAAGAACCCCTTTCGCTAGTTTGGAGGACATGGTACGTCAACGCAAGGAATGGACCACCCTCCTACTTTCTGGGGCGTCCTACTGGGCATTTCAAGCGTTACAAGCAAATCACGTCGCCGACGAATTCTCGTACAGTATAGGTGGAATATCTTTGGATCTAGAACGTTCCTCCAAGTACGAGAGCCTAAAGAACGGGGCGTCCGAGCAGTTTGACAAGATGCTAGATAAGGCAAAGTCTACTGTCAAGATCATAAAGGGTTTGCAGCAGCCCAAATATGGGTCAGGTATTAGGAGTTCCTTCGGACCGTTTTCTGGTCGGGGGGTTTTAAATCCATCCAAATTTTTGGGTGTGTAAATTGTAACCTAGTGTGTGTAAAATAGGTCTACATCAGGTCGAGAGTCCTGGACCTCCTCTGCTTATCCGGTGTATAACCCTTTGCTGAAACTGAAGGGAAGGCACCAAATATGAGCGATGATACACGACAACAGGTCTCGTTAGATACGCCCGTGGACGCTGCGACGCTCTCAAGAATTGAGACTATCCAGAACGCTAGGCTTCAGTTGGGGGATCGCCTCCTGGACCTAGAGCAGGAGAGAGTTCGAGTTCTACGTGCGGTGGCCAACCTGGACGCGGAACGTGTTCGGATCTTTGAAGAGATCAACGTGTCCCGTGGTTTGTCCCCGACGACTCCGGTGGAGATTGACGCGAAGTCGGGCAAGGTGACTCCGATTCAAACCGCTGGGGAACCCAGGACGGTTGAAGTACCGACCGAGGAATAGTCTCGCGATTACTCTTATAGAATGCCCTCAATGAGGCTTTTATGGCATTTGGTGGGAACCGCGATCGAGATCCTGAGTTGGTGGAGATTACCAAGACTCCTTGGCCTGCTCCGCCCCTCAACTTGTTCATGATGGACGGTACCCGTGGGGTCATTGACCTACGATGGGATGATCCCTCGTACTTGATGTTGAATAGCCCATTTCAGATAATGGGCGTCAACGTCTATCGAAGCCTTGACTCGGAGTTCGGGCCGTATACCCGTATCACTGAGCTTCCGGTAGGTGCCACATTTTGGCGCGATGAAACCGACAATGAGCTTATCGTAGACGAGGACGTGTCCGATAACTTCTTGCTTAGAGGGTCATCGACTGCAGGAAGCGACGAAAAACGTTACGTTCTGCAGGTGTTGCATTCGCCTATCGTAGGGGAGGGGTCTCGTGGGGTGCCTTCTAAGTCCCCGAGGGACGTACGAGTCTTCGTGGACGGCGTTGAAGCCCGGGTCCGTAGCGTACATGGCCCAACGGGCGAGGTCGAGCTAGACGTAAACTATTACCCGAACGTAGCCAAACAGAACTACTTTGTACCCGTCGTTCCAACGGAGCAGAGCCGAGTGACTTGTACTTACCGGTACACAAGGTCTTTGCTCAAGACCGATCTACGTCAGCGCATCTTCTACCGCGTTACGACGGTAGGACTTCCCGTGGGTTGCAATCTAGCTAATGTGCAATGCACTGACTTGATAGAGACCCCTCTGGAGTATGCGGCGTCTACGAATACCTTCGAGATTGAGAAGCTCGATTGGATCTGGAAGGAAGCGGTTCGTCGCAATCGTTGGATTCTAGAACAGGGGGGAGAGCGCGTCAAAGTCTTCCTTCAGAAAAACTCCGGCGTCCCTTGCTCCTGTTACTCAGACACCCACAAGCAACCCACTCGCGATTGTGGGAAGTGCTACGGTGTAGGTTATATCGGAGGCTATGAGGGGCCATACGACATTATTGTAGCTCCTGATGACGCCGATGTTTCGATTTCTCAGACTGAGTACGGAAGGACAGTGAAACACCAATATGAGGTGTGGACGGGCCCTCAACCCCTTCTGAGTCAGCGCGACTTTATCATGAAGGTGAATGGTGACCGTTACAGTATAGGGCCGGTCAGGATGCCCTCTAACCGAGGAAACATTCTTCAGCAGCACTTCTCTATCTCGGCTTTTGACGAGAAGGACATTCGGTACTCGGTGCCGAACGGGGACCCCGTCAAGTATGCTGCCACTCAGTTCGCCCCTAGGGGTCCCGAGTTCGGCGGTTCTACTGAGATTACGGAGCACGATGGTATTGGCGATGAGCGTGAGTATCGCGGCCGAACGACTACCTGGAAGAACATAGTTTACTGATAACTTGATAGGTGAGGAGCGAGAGAAAAATGCGTAAGATTGCGTCCCCTAGAGATTTTTTGAGTGAGATTAAAGCCATAGAAGTGTATGCTCAGACAGGCACCCCCAGTCGAGAGAAGTTAGCTTCTCTCCTCGTGGATTTGGCTGACCGCGTGTCAGTACATGCACCTTACACTAGAGTGGCGTTGGAGTTTCCGACTGAAAGCGCACTAAAGAAATACTTACGTGACCATCCTAACGCAGATAAAAAAAACCACTCGGTAGCTAAAGCCCCTAGGAAGACGGAGCAATCAGAAAAAGAGGGTCAAGCAGAGGCGTATAGTCAAGTCTACCATAAGGTTAAGAAAACACACGCTGACGTGAAAAAGAAAATGGAACAGCACGAAAAAACAGTGACTGTTAAAGCACTTAAAAGGTGGCTGGACGATGATAGAGGGATAGGTAACAGAAAAAAGTGGGATAATGAGATTGATAACCAAGTGAGAAAGATCAGCCAAGAGGCTTACTCCGAAACGGTTAAAAGGGTAGGTAAAGACAGCCCCAAGTTTGAGGAGGAGCTTAGGAAAGAAATTAATAGTCCTAAGTATGAGAAGAAGTTTAGTGACGCCCCCTTTGACGCCCTTAAGGAACTAAGGTACAGGGAAGACCTTTGGCTTCTTAGAAAATGAGGCGAGGTGAATAACTTCGGCCACATATACGGAAAACCGCTCGTTAGAGGTTTAGATATAGCCCCCGAAAAGGCTCTTCGGCGGGTTAAGCAGAGCGTGCTTTACCGTGTGAGGCAGAAGCTCTTTCAGTCTAACTTCTCGGATCGAGCGAAGAGGGCGTTCGCCAAAGCTATCACGATTGAGCAGGGTCCGTCTTCTTTGACTATCCTTTCTACTCACCCTGGCTTTACTAACATGATGCGTGGGCGCAAGTCTCGCCAGATGACTTGGTTGACCAAGTCGAGCGTTCCGATACCTATCATTACGGAGACTGGGGAACTGATTTTTAGGTCAGCTACGGTTAAGTCCATGCGCGATGGGAAATGGGTACACCCGGGACGAGGACCTCATGACTTCATTGACAAAGCCAAAGAGGAAGCTAAGGTAGCTATCCGAAAATCGGTATTGGCTGAGATGAAAAAAGTAGTTACCGATGCCGCTAAGTATAAAGTCCGTCCTTGATTGGCTTAAGGATACCCCCTAGGCTTGGAAGCCTTATTTGAACCCCGGCGAGAGTACAAAGAGAAACTTGGTGTAAAACTAACAATGATACGCACGTTCAACTACCCATTGCGCCCGACGGCTTCACAGGATCTAGCACTAGAGGGCGTGCTTTTGGCATGCCAGCGGTTGTACAATGCGGCGTTGGAGCAACGGCGGGACGCTTACCGAAAGCAAAAGAAGTCGGTAACCAAATTTGACCAGATGAAGGACTTAACGGAATTACGAAAGCATGACTCGGATTATAGTCAGGTCGCCGCCACCGTACTTCGCTCCCCTCTCTTCCGTTTGGATCGAGCGTTTCAAGGGTTCTTTCGCCGAATCAAGTCTGGCCAGAAGCCAGGCTTTCCGCGCTTCAAAAGCAGGGACCGCTACAACTCCTTCTCATTTCCCTGCCAGCCTGGCATCAAGGTAATTAAAGGTAACCTAGTACGGGTCCCCAGTTTCGGGGACGTGAAGTTCCACTGCTACCGGCCCCTCCGGGGCGTCGCTAAGGAATGTCACGTCCGGCGAACTGCGAAGGGCTGGACACTTTCGGTCGTTTGCGACTTGGGCGCGGCGCCTATCAAGGTCAGCGAAGTCATAGCCACTACGGGCATTGACGTCGGATTGACTCATTTCGCTACGTTGGCTAACGGTGAGCAAATCGAGAATCCTCGCTTCTATCGAAAATCCGAAGAGATACTCGCTAGAAGGCAACAAGCGTTGGCAACTAAGCGCAAAGGCAGCAAGTCAAGACTACGCGCGAAGCGCCTTGTCGGACGCGCCCATGAGCATATCCGGAACCAACGCCTAGACTTCCTTCGTAAGTTAGCGAAATCCTTAGTACTCAGGTACGACTTGATAGCTTACGAGGACCTCAATATCCGGGGGATGGTGAAGTCCAACCTCGCTAAATCGATAAACGACGCCTCTTGGGCAACGTTCATTGCATGCATGTCTTTCAAAGCGGAAGAAGCTGGGAAGTACATCGTGCCGGTGAACCCAAGAGGGACGTCGCAGAGGTGTTCAGGTTGTGACACGGTAGTGAAAAAGACCTTGTCTCAACGTGAACACCTCTGCGGGGCTTGTGGTTTACGACTTGATCGGGACCACAATGCCGCTATAAACATTGAAGCGCTCGGTTTGAGCGCGGTACGCCAGACCCTCCAAGGGGTAGGGCTCACCGAAGCTTGTAAAGGAGACCAGTTATGAGTGACTTTACAAGCAAATCCTGCGGGGACTTGATAGTTTGTGGGGTGAGTGCGGATGAAGTTATAGAGGACTTAGGTAAGATAATACCTAAGAGCGTGGCTACCCACATTCCTGCTGAAAATGCCCATAAGTCTAAGGACCTATGGCGTTTACTGTCACAGTCTAGGCTGATACGCCTCAATGTCAACCCTTTATTGAAGTACCCTACGGCTTCTACGCCCACCCTCGCGAGTGAAGGGGTGGAGATACTGCAGACGGAATACAACAAGGCGGTATCTGAGATAGCCCGACTCAAGGCAGACTTATCTTCGGTGAGGTCTGAAACCATCGCTCTTAGGTTGGAGTTGGTTCGAGCTAATCAGGAGATCGCCCGCGTTAAGGATGAGGCGACCCACGGGAATAAGTTGGACGATATTTTAGCTTTGCTCAAGGAACGCCCAACTGTAGTGGTATCCCAGGGTACGGTACAGGCGCCATCACCATTGACAGCGATGGTAGACGATGTGCCTATGTACATCCCAAGTCAGATCAAGAGCGACGCCAATGAGGAGAGTAGGGTTATAATGAAAGAAGAATCCACTTCTTCGTCGACCCTTTCTGACGCGTCTAGAGCCTTGCGCGAGAAGCGCAAAAGGCAGGAGTAAGTATATGTCAAGGTGGAAAGCGGCTCAAGAAAACCCTCCTGCTACGAGCATAATATGGCAGGACCCGTCATCCTATGACCCTACCCGCCATGGGCCTCCTTACTTGCCCCCAGCTAAGACAGCAAAGGTAGCCAGCTTAGCTTCTGACGTTATTTTGGCTACGGGGTACTCAACGGTTGACGATGCTCTCCCCGCCATACTGGTTCTACTCAGGGCGGTAGCGGTCATACATCAGACGAATCATTGGGTTACCAGCGGGTCGTCATACTACGCTGACCACCAATTGTTTGAACGTCTTTACGGCGACCTCTTGTCGGAAATCGACCAAGTAGCCGAACGAGCGGTAGGTAAAGGGCAGAAGGACAAAGTGGCCGATGCTCGAAGCCAAATGACGGGCGTACAAAGGGTGGTCTCTTTGTTCTACCCTGCGGGAGGCGTAGATTCCCTTGACTCGCACGTTGAGTCTAGCCTTAGGGCGGAGACTCACCTTCTTAAGTGCATTAGTAGGTTGAGCGATGAGATGGAAGTTAAAGGAATCTTGACCAAGGGTACCGACAACCTTATCGCTGGTATACAGGATAAGCACGAGGAGCACCTTTATCTGCTTCAGCAACGTCTTACGGACGACTGGAAAGTGTAACTACAGGTAACGGTGTAACTGTAGTCTGTAGGATGTAGAAGTACATGAAGAAGAGGAAGTGTATGGCGGAAAAGACTGAGTGTACCCCGGGCGTTGGGATCGATGTGGGGACAATGAATATTTTGTCATCTCGTCAAAACGAGGGACAAATAGTCACAAAACGCATCCGAGATGCCTTCTTGGACGTCCCTCCTGACGCCAAGAAAGCTTTGAAGATGTCCAAGGCTGACTACTACGAGCCCGACTGGACGGACCAGATCATCATCGTGGGAGATTCCGCTCTAAGGATGGCCAACCTGTTCAAGCAGGAGGTTCGAAGGCCCTTGGCCAAGGGCCTTATAGCGGCCGGTGAGCTTGACGCGCAACGAGTCCTATCCTGGATTATCGGCAACGTCTTAGGGGAACCAAAGGTCGAGAAGGAGCATTGCTACTACTCGGTGCCCGCGGAACCTATTGACCTCCTGGGTCAGGACATCGTGTATCATACGGAAGTTTTCCGTAAGATCATAGAAGAGCATGGGTATACCGCTCATCCGATGAACGAGGCTATGGCTATCGTGTATAGTCAATGTGCCGATGCTAACTTCTCAGGGGTCTCGGTAAGCTACGGTTCGGGAATGTGTAACGTAGCTCTGGCGTATGAGACCATGATGGGAATGTCATTTTCCCTTTCCAGGGGTGGTGATTGGATTGACTCGGCTGCGGCCAAGGCCCTGGGGTCTACCGCTTCTCGTGTATGTGCTATTAAGGAAAAGGGTGGGTTCAACCTGGCTAACCCACCTAAGGACAATCGGGATGTAGAAGCCATTGCTCTCTACATCCGGCACATGATCAAGTACAGTTTGGAGAATATCGCGAAGCGCTTCAAGATGGAGCGGAATACTTTTGAGATTTCTGACCCTATCCCCTTCGTAGTCTCAGGTGGTACGACTAAGGCCGACGGGTTCATGGACTTGTTTAGGGAGGAGTTTGACGCTGTCAAGAAGAACTTTCCTATCCCAGTATCCGAGATTCGGCACGCTACGGATCCGATGACCGCGGTGGCCGAAGGCCTCTTGGTCCTTGCGTTGCAAGAGCATGAGTGACCTGACATATGTACTACCGACTAATTTCATCTTTGAAGCAAAGGCTGGTACTGGAGCTGCAAGATGGCTTCAGTAAGCATCCGGTATACGAGAAGGTAGTCCCGTGGATCCAGAGTAAATTCGCCTTCCGAGAGCGTCCACAGTTCGGGATCGTAGTTAAGGGTTCCTCTGCAAACAAGGTTCAGCTTAGCAGCGAGAACTTTGTGGGTACGGTATCCAGCAAGGTCATGCTAGCCAACGTTGAAAAGCCCGCTTACCTACTGGAATGGGTCAAAGAGGATTCCGCCTTGTTGCGAGAACAAGGGGACGTCATGCCGATTCAATCGGGCGTCTATATTCTAGAATGTACCGCCGCTCCGGTCGACGCGGGGGAAATCGGCGAGTTCGTCATCGACCCGTTATTGACGGTAACGGACGAACTAGCCTTGTTAGTTGAAACTGGGGTTGAAACTGAGATCCAGCTTCAGCAACCGCCGACCCAAGGGACCCTAAGGCTTTGGGAGAACCGTAGGCACCCCCTTGAAGAGGGTACTGACTACAACGTGGACTATCGAACGGGCCTGGTGACTATTACGTCTCGTTTAGCCCGAGGCGCCATTGTGACGGCCGATTACCGGTATGAGGTGCCTCGCCTAGGGCCGTTTACGTGGAAGTGGAACTCGGCTAACCTAGCCCTTCCTGGGGTTATCCTAGCCTTCGGTAAGCGGGGCAGGGTAGGGGACCGCGTTGCCGTCGTAGTGTATGACGATAGAGTCGATACTGCCATGGCTTATGGTGGGCGTACGGACGTATCCTTTGACTTAGACATTATATCCCAGGACCCTGCTCAGATGGAGGAGATGGCAGATTACGCCTTCCTCACGCTGTGGGGGGAAAAGAGAGCGGGGCTGTCATCCGAAGGCTTAGAGATAACGGACGTCTCAATGGGGGGCGAAGGGGAAGAGTCCTACGACGAGAACGCGGACCTCTTTTTCTATACCGCTTCGATGTCGATTCAAATCCAAGCGGATTGGGAAATTCATGTTCCACTGCCTTTGACTATTAGCAGGGTAGTTGGGAGCGGCATACAAACCGTTACCAGCGGCCTCTACTTCTCAACGGTACCTATCACTCCTGGCAGGAATTGCGAGTATGAGAGAATCACGTGAGGTAAATCGTGCCTAAGTATTCATTCGAGTGTCAAGATTGTGGTAACCTTAGATTTGAACGTTCCTTGAAAATGGGCGACCATCCGACGCATGAGTGTCCTTCATGCGGAGAGGAGTCCCCTAGGGTAATATCAGCTTTCGGGTTCTCTTTCAAAAGCGGGGGTTCTGCCCCCGCTAATTCAGGTGTGCATGACCTAGACTACCCTTCGGCGGATAAGCTTGTAGGTAGAAGCGCTCATGACCGATGGTCTACTTATGTAGAAAGAGACCAAGTTAAGAAAAAGGTACGTAAAGGTGGGAGCGCCCCAGAGCTAATGAGAGCGGACGGTGAAGGGTACGTAGAGTATACTTCTATGCCTAAGACCCTGAAAAAAGAGCGGGAGTCCTTGGTTGACTTAGCCGTGGCGATTGGAGCTAGACGCAAGAATCAATAATGCTTCGTTTGCTTTTCCTAGAGGAAAAAGCTTTACGCCTTTAGGTAAGGCCTATACCCAAATCTAGATGCACACCCAAAGCTTTTTGCGAGTCAATAAGCGCAGTACCTCTTTTGTGGTATGTGCCAGATGAAGATCAAAAAACTTGTGCGTTTTTCAATGAGGAGAAGTTAGAATGCCTCTCGGACCCTTCCCTACCTATGCTCCGCCCGGAGTTTACACTAGAACCACCACTGAGCAGAACATTTCCACCGTTCTTGCCGGACTTCGCATCCCTACCCTTATCGGGGTGGGTCAAGAGGAGTTGGAGCAGCTTGACTATGAGATGGTTCGCGGCTCTACGAGCGGGCAGGACCAACAGATCGTCAATGAGGACGTGACCCTTCGTTGGGTTGTGGACGGGTCTAACCCTTCTAACCCAATCCTCGGCGTCAACAACGGTACCTTTACGACCTTTATGGTTCGTAACCTGCCTATCGTTAGCGGCGAGGGTACTGGCCGAGTGACTAACGATGCCAACAAGGTGTCCGTGACGGTAAACGGCCTCCCCGTTTCCGTGGGTTCGGTACGTGGCAGCACTGGTGAGATAACCCTTCAGGTTCCGCCCGCTGACGGCGATCTGGTTCGGGTTACTTACTTCTTCCATCGCAATGATACCGCGTTCGTGGATGACGTGTCGTACCAAGTGACTTCTACTGCAGCTGAGATCACGACTCCTGGTTACGAACCTTTCAACGTGGTTGCGGGGCTTTCGGACACCATTAAGATTCGTGTCAATGGTGGGGAAGAAAAGACCGTTACGTTGGTGGCTAATACCGCTACGACCGCGGCGGCTGTCAAGAGTCAGGTTGACGCGGCACTTATCACGGGGCTTACCACTAGCGTATTTACCACGAATTTGGGTACGTTCCAGGTCAAGTTCTCCGCTCAGACTTCGGTTGAAATCGGAGCGGGCCTGGCTAACGGTATCCTTGGTTTGACCTCGGGTCAGAAGACGGCTCGTAACCGTGACTTCAAGGTTTTTCAGCGCCCTATCGTAGACGGTACCTCAGGGGGCGTGACCACTACTGACCCTTCTAAGGTCGTAGTCAAGGTTAATGGGGCTCAGGTTATCCCTTCCTCGGTTGACGGCGCTAACGGTATTGTAACGCTACCCTCGGCCCCGCCGGTTGGGGCTACGGTAGAGGTCAACTACTTCTCGAATACCTGGCAGGATACTTTTGATTACCTGCCTAACACTTTGGTCACGAACGTGATTCGGTGCGGTATTTCGGCGGGCCGCTCGGACTACATTCAGAACCAAGACTTCGTGGTTACCAATCCTTCGACCGATACCTCGGTAGTTCATTGGGGCGCGAGCTTTTCAACCACTTCAACCATTCGTACCCCTGGGGCGGAAGCCCTGGACGACAGTCAGATTACGCCTTCGTTGGTAGACGACAAGTTGTACCTTTCTGAGTGTACCCGATACGTGGATACCTCGGTGGTTCCGGCCGCGACCTCTACTAAGGAGTTCCTGCTTTCCGCGGTACCTACTACGGGTAACGGACGTGATACCCCCCTGGGTACCTCGACCTACTCTTCGGTGGCTAACGGACGTCAAGGTTTGGTGACTAACCGTCCTGACCTAGTTACCGTGTACGTGGGGCGTACGCTTCGTGACGCTCTAAGCCGCTCCGCGGTGAAGGTTACTTCGGTGGATGGTTCCACGCGTAGAGTCGTTCTTCGTGACGCGGTTCCGCCCGACTATAAGGCGTTCGCTACCTTCTGGTACAACCGTCTAACGGACGATACCTTTGTTGTTACGTGCAAGACCCCTGGCCCCGTTGGCGTAGGTCAGTATGAGGTGTTCTCCACCCTTTTCAATACGAACCTTTACCATGTGAAGTTCGGAACAAAGGGCGGCGGTCTTAGCGAGACGGTTCAGTGGCCTCGTGGTACGGAACTGGTTCCGGACGCTATGTACGTGGGCGGTACCCCTGTATCTGAGACGGTTACTGTAACCTTCGGGTCGGATGCCGCGACTAACGCTAAGTACACGAACAAGGGCGCCGGGCCATGGTCCTTCTACAGCACGGCTTCTTCGACCTGGAGAAACACCCTTAACGGTGGCTCTACCTTGTCTACGAACCTTGCTACCGCTACCCGTGGTTACTTGGTTGGGTCGGAACTAGGTGCAGCTACCGTTGCTATCACCACGGGCGTCAATGATACGTTGGCCATCACCGTCGATGGGGTGGATCTCAGTGTCACTCTAACCCCTGGTGTGGCTCGTACCTTGGCTCAAATCGCGACCGACGTAAATGCGGTTATTGACGCGCACGCAACCTTTTTGGGCACGGCACCAAATAACTTGTTTGCACCAATCAGCGGCGCTTCAAGGCATCACTTTGTAATCCGAAGCTACAGCGTACCAGCGGCTCTCCCGGGCGGGTTTGACCACAAGTCCTATGTGGCGATTCGTCAAGGTACGGCGGAAGCCACGCTCGGATTTACAACCTTCGCTCGCGCTAACGGTACCCCTGAGGCCGTCAACAAAGCAGCTACCCTGCTTTCGAGCACGACTGGTCCCTTCACGATCGTGGCGGGCGTCAACGACGGGTTGAACTTCCGAGTCAACGGGATAGACTTCGCGGTCACTTTGACTGCGGGATCTCGTACCGCCGCTCAGGTAGCTACGGACATTACTACGGTCATTACCTCCCAGGGTACGGCTTCCGCTGCTACTTTGGATAACGCGAATAAGGTTCGCGTTACCTCCAACATCAATACAGATCAGTCGGCGGTAACGGTGCTTGCCGGAACCGCTAACGAGACGATAGGCTTCAATGAAGGCGACTTCGTTGGTCAATCCCTCGTCACGGTTCAGGAAGTAGCTGACCGCCTCATGGATACTGCAAACTTTGCGGTATCCGCTTGGCCTACGCCCCTTGCGACGGGCGCAGTGGCTTATGTGACCGAGGTTGAAGGTAGCGAATACCTTACTATCGAATCCTTAGTGGTGGGTACAGGGTCTAGTATCGTGTACAACACTGGGTCTAACTCGGCGTTCAACGTCCTTTCCGGTACTCAAATCACCCCCGGGGTGGATGGGGATTCGGGCGAGGCCGCTACGGACAAGTTCACGGTAACTTCGTCAAACCCTTCGGGGTCTGCGGGTACAGGTTACCCTGGTCAGACGTACACGGACGCGGTGACGGGGCTGCGCTTCTCAGTGCTTCCGGCTACCGACGGCTCTTATACCTCTAGCGGGTTCTTTACCCTCCTGGCTTCACCCACCTTCTCTGTGCAGCCCAGCCTTCCTCACTACTCGTTGCCAGGCCTTGAGACTCTTGTGTCTAACACGGTGGACGTCGGTATCAACGACACTGCTAACGTTCAAACCTTCAACCCAAGTGGAGTGGAGCCTAAGAACGGCGACTTCTACTTCATCTCCTATCGCTACCGTAAACAGGACTTTTCGACTCGCATCTACCGTCAGTTCAAGACGATTGAGGCGAACTACGGGCGTCTAAATGCCACGAATCGCGTCACCTTGGGGGCTTACCTGGCCATCCTTAACGGCGCCGTTCTAGTGGGTATCAAGCAGGTTCTGAAGGTACCTAACACGAACCAAGCGTCCAGCGTGGACTTTATCGCAGCCATCGATGAACTGGCCACCCCCCTGCCCGGAAACATCAAACCGGACATCATCATCCCCTTGTCCTCGGATTCGTCGGTCTACTCAGTGCTTACCCAGCACTGTGAGATACAGTCGAGCGAGCGGTACCAGGGCGAGCGCATGGGTTTCATCGGGTTTGCCTCCGGTACAACCCCGACGCAAGCTCAGACCCTTGCGAGAAACTTGGCCAGCTCGCGTATCGTAGCCATGTACCCAGACTCATCCGTGGTCACCTTCCAGAATGAACTGGGGGAGACCTTTGAGAGCTTGGTTGACGGCACCTTCTTCGCTGCAGCAGTTGCGGGCGCGGTCGTGAGCCCCTCCGTAGATGTGGCAACGCCTTACACGCGTCGCCGAATCACCGGTATCGACCGTATCCCACGTGTCCTTGATCCAGTCGAGGCGAATCAGACGGCAACCGCTGGCATCACCATCCTTGAGGATCTTGACCCCGTCGTCCGTATCCGTCAGGGTCTCACCACCGACATGTCCGATGTCCTTCACCGTCTACCGACAGTGACTCAGATTATGGACTTCGTGTCACAATCTACTCGGTCGTCACTCGATGCGTTTGTTGGAACGAAGTTTCTTGCTTCGAGAACGAACGAAGTTGAGGTTACACTTACAAGTATGTTCAAGACCCTTATGCAGCAGGAAATCATAGGGGCGTTTACAGGGATATCCGCTGTAGTGAATCCTGACGAACCTACTACAATGGATGTTTCTGGTGCATATCAACCCATATTTCCACTTTTATACCTGCTGATTTCGTACAGCCTTCGCGCGAGAATCTGATTTTTCAGTAAAATCAACTACTTAGAGAAACTACTTGACGGCATGTGATTCGAGGAGTATAACTCGGACGCATGCCGTCAGACGTTAATGAGTGGGGAGGGAAAATAGAAGGCCTTGATTATGTGGTCTGTCGCCACTGTGGGCATAAGGCAGCTACTTTAGCGATGCACCTTAAGTTTTCCCATCAGACGAACGCCAAACTTTACTTGGGTCAGTTCCCTGGCGCTCCGATACGCTCGGACGTTTGTCGAGAGAACCGTAGTTCCGCTATTGCGCAAGCACACAAAGACAATCCCACCAAGGGCGCCACTAAAACGGTACTTTGCGGGGAGTGTAGTTACGAGCATGAGGTTTCCAAGTTTGATCAAGTAGGCGCAATTTGCCTTCAATGCGCTCATACTAAAGAAGAGAAGCGCCAAGCTGACGAGAATGCTTACTGGTCGTCTAAAACGTTAGGCGAGGAGTATGTTTCATGTGTTGGGTGTGGTTACAAGGCAGTTAGCCTTACGTCTCACATTCAAAACACCCACCCAGAGTGGGTGGGTTGCTATCCTGGGCAAGTGACAGCACTCTTCTGTGGGGTTCGAAATAAACCACGTCATGGGCGACAAAAATCAATGCGGCAGAAGATGTCTGTGTCTGCGAAATGCTGGGATATCAGGTACACGGAAAGGAAAGCATCTATTCCAGGCGCCCCGAGAGGGGCTAAGGTTATTTGCCTTGAGAGGGAGCAACTACTACCTTATGCACTAAGGAACGGGAAAATTTCTATTCGAGGGGCAATGGCTGGGTTGAAGCATAACTTCAATGTAATCAAGAGGGAGTGTGAGCGGCACGGCTTCCTTACATACAACAGATCAATCGGGCAAACCCTTTGCTTAGAGACGGTCTCGAAAGCCTTAGGTGATGCGTCGTTCAAGATGGAGAAAACCTTTCCCGATTTCGTGCACCCTCGTACTGGGAACCGTTTCCGCTTCGACGGTTACTTCCCCGACTACAACCTAGTTGTAGAGTTCCATGGCTACCAGCATTACACTTTCCCCAGTATGTATGTCAAGACCACGGAAAAGTACTTCGACCTACAGGAGCGTGACCGCATCAAGGAGAACCTCATTCACGCGGATCCAGTCCTTAGGTATTTCCTACTACGTGAGGACGAGCCGTACGGGAGCGTAGATTACGTTCGGGGTAAACTCATCGACGAGGGCATTCTAGCGCCTTGATTCTTTTATCCCATTCGGTGTTAGGAGAGACTCTCTCGCCTATTTTGACTCATGTGTGAGGAAAAGTCGATGACTTTGAAATTGACCGAGGACTTAGTTGCCGCTGTTGAAGGTGGGCAGACCTATGACAGAACGGCTACTCAGGTAGCGCCTGAGGTACGGGCCGTACTTCGCAAAGTAATGGCGGAGGACTTTGATTCTGAGATGGAAGTAGCCCTTCAGGAGCTAGTGGTTGCTGACTACTTGGTATTCTTACTTGCATTAGATACTTACATGCGGTATTTGACGGAGCGTTTTGGTTCCGTAGACGTCACGGACCCGATTGTGAAACAAGGGGTTAGCTTACTCCGAGTTGCCGAAAGAATGCACCTGGATGCGGTCAAGACCTTTATCGGCAGCAATCTCACGAGTCCGGCTAGTATCCGTCTCCTAGAGGCAGCTATCCGACCCCCGCCCACTGCAGCGGGGGCTGCTAGGCGTGCTCTTTTGCTACGTACTGTGTTGTCGAGGGGTGGTACGACAACTACGCGTGCGGTATTCGGGTCTTCGAATAAGGCTCGTAGGGAAGTGCAGGACGCTATCGAGGCCTCGATGATGGAGGATGAGGATGCTGCCCTAAACAAGTTCTCCGCTATTATTTTGCGTAACAAGCGTCTGGAAAAGTGGATTGACAAGGCTTCTGAGGCAGCTCAACCCGACTCCACGACATTGAACTCAGTTTCGGTTGCCACCAAGGGCTCTTCAGACGCGGTTCAAGAGATTCTCAAGGATCGAGTCAACGCGGAGGGGGAGTCTCCTTCCGCCCAGGAGTCCTCGGACTCCTCGGAGCGTCAAGCTGACCGTCTTCTTAGGGTAGAAGACGAGGCTCGTGAGGCGGCTAGCAAGGTCCTCAATCGTTCGGGAGAGGAAGACCGCCCTCTCACTAAGAGTGAGGTTGTGGGCGTAGCTACGGCGGTAGCTACTGCGATAGCTACGGACCCCGATCTACCTCGTAACATTCCGCCTACCCTCCAGGGTCTGGACCCTGAGCAGATGGCGGCGGCGATGTCTAACGGGAAAGTACTCGTGGCGGCAGGCGCCGGGAGCGGTAAGACCTCGACTTTAACGGCTAGAATCGCGTACTTAGTTAAGGATCAGAACGTTGATCCAAGTCGAATCATGGCGATTTGTTTTAACAAAAAAGCCGCGCGAGAGATTGGTGAGCGCATCTCGCAACGCATCGGAGACGAGCCTCTTAGTCAGATGAGCGTTGGGACCATGCACAGCATGTTCCGCAAGTTCATCATTGACTACGGCGACCCGGAGGAAAAAGGCGCGATGACCACCTGGATGATGCGATCGGGTGGAAAGGGCGACGCTGGCCTTCCTTCTAAGGGTCCGTCCCCCGCGGCTATGGCTGGTTACATGACGAGGATTTGGAAGGAGTGTTACCCTAACAAGGACGTTCCGCGTAAGACTTCTAACGTTATCCAGAAATGGATGATGAACAACATCACTCCCGAGATGGCTCGTCAACGTGGCGGGGATCCTGACGTAGTTGAGTGGTATGAGTGGACGTTGGGTTTCAAAGGCAACAACAAGGGTTGGAAGCCCCCATGTAACACTCAGAAGTCAAGTAAGGCTTGGGGTGAGTACCTAGCTAAATGGCGCGATAATGGCCGCGCTCGTTTGGGTGGGTTTGAAGACATGATTCTCATGACTCGCGATATCCTGAAGAGGAACCCAGCGGCACGTAAGAAGATACAGTCTATGTACGATCATGTAAACGTAGACGAGGCGCAAGATCTTAATAGTGCGCAGCATGAAATAGTTGAGTTTTTGACGGAGCACATCAAAACGGACGACGAAAAAAAGTCTGTTTTCATGATAGGCGATGAAATCCAGTCAATTTCAGCGTTCGCCGGAGCACGTCCAGACTTGTTTACGGGTATCGCAAACAAAGGTTTCAAGCTTAGGTCTATAGCTACCAACTACCGTTGCATGCCGGAGATTATCGAGTTAGCCAACAATCTCATGAAAGACCATCCGAAGGGTCTTCCTATGGCGGCCCGTCCTGACGTGCGCAAGCCGCGTGGAGCGGCTTCCATTGTTTATGATAAGCCTGAGTCTCATGCTTCTGGGGCTATAAGCACGGTTACTCAGATTGCACAGGACGTTGAGGCGGGAGCGCCCCTGTCTGATTACGCAGTTTTGACTCGTACCAATGCGGAGATCAACGACTTTGAGACCGCCTGCATAATCCAGGGCGTTCCATACGCTCGTAGAGGCTCGACTAGCTTCCTACGATCGCCCGAGACTATCACTGTGATGTCGTACTTCAACTTGGCCGTTGGCCAGGACTTCGAGCGCATGCAGCGCAGCCTTGTTGAGGTATTGAACAAGCCGAATCGGTTCTTCCTTCGGGCGGGGGAAGCTGAGCGTATTGTGGAGCAAGCTATCAGCTTGAGGGCTCGTAAACTTGGCGTAGGCTCTAAGGCAGTTAACCCGCTAGACCTCTTTACGGCGGACGGTCTTCGGGACTTGGTCGATGCTATGGACCCAGACCGTCGTTGGGAGAATTGGAAGGTCAGGGCGACCCGAGAGCAACTAGAGGAGATGGGATACGCCCTTCGTGGGATGAGGGATTCAGTTGAGGCTGGTAATACCGTTGACCGTGACGGCAAGTCTAAGCCGTATACAACTCAAGACCTTCTAGGGGATATCCTAAACATTAAGGGCGTGCCTGAGTCCAGAGATAAGCCGGCACCTTCTTTACGTGACGTGCTAATGCCCGCTGGTTTTGGTCAAGAAGAGGAAGCGGACGACCCAGACCAGGACGAGAAGGAAAAGAACAAGCCGATTGGAAACGTGCAGTTCTTGTACCAGATTTCCCAGGCAACGGGAGGGGAGAGTGACCCCTCTAACCCTAGAAACTTCAAGTCTAGGATCGATAAGCTTGTCGCTGACTCTAAGGACCTTCGGGTTGACTTAGATGTATGGGACCGAGAGCAGCAGAAGTTGGCGCCCAATGAGCGTAAAGGCGCTCCTGCGGTGGTGCTTTCAACGGTGCACTCGGTTAAAGGAGCACAATGGTCTAATGTGACGGTAGTCATGGCCGATGGTGTGTTTCCACACAAGGCTACCCTGGAAGGCTCGCATGTAAGCGAGGATGAAACTGACCCAGGCGAGAAAGAGAAGAGACTAGACTTCTTGACTGAGCGTCAGTTGGCTTACGTGGCTTTTACTCGGGCGGCCAAGAACCTTACGGTAATGTCCCCTAGCATTAACGCGTACGGCAAACAGGCGAAGGGAGACCCTTTGTTTGTGAAAGAGGCGGGCCTTCATGTGGGCCAGAATGTGGAAGGCAAGAATGACCCGCGACCCGAGGCAGTTGAAACGGTAAAGACTGTGTTTGCGTGGTCTAAGTCTAGTAGCTCAGAGCACGGGGATATGCCGGAACCTGAGGTTGAACCCAAGGATAAGGAAGCTAGCAGCGAAAGCAACTTTGAAAGCTACAGCTTTGACCGTAGGAGCAAGTCATGAAACGGAGCGGGGCGGCTACATTCACGGAAATCTCTCTCACTGAGATGGCCCGTTACCTCAAGAGGGCCTTTCACTCTCTCAACCCCTCCGAGGGGGTTAATCGAGGAGAGGTGGTTTACGAGCTTAACTTGTCCGATAAGGTAGCGGTTCGTGTGTATACTTCGGTACATAAAGGTCGTGAGCAGGCGGCGGACGTTGGGGCGGACGCTATTCGCATTCAACTAGTCTCCACCAAGTTGAATCGTCCACTCAAGTCGGGTAAGGCGCCGATAGTGAAGCGTACTCAAAACTGGAAGGACAACCTTCGTGAGCGCGTTGAGGACGAGATTGAGTCTTACTACGAGAAGGAAGGGTATTGGGAAGGTCGCGCCGGCTGATTCTCGGTGTACACTCTCTAGTGTTACAACTTCAAGTAGTTATTGACCCAGACCTGCCCCCCGTTATTGAGGGGGCAGTTTCGTTTGAGACTGGGTCTCAGGATACTGGGCCGCTTGTCTATGGTCCAGGGCGTGTGGGCCCTTTAGCGTCCTTCTTCGAGGACTTGGTATCGGGCCTGCCTATGCCGCTGTGCTTGGCGATGCACCGGGTTTCTGGGCCTCATAGCGTCGTGGCCTCTGCTTTATTCCTTAGGCGGGACTTAGCTATTCATCCTCTGACCCCTGGCTTAGTTTACTCGGTGGACTTAGTATACCGTCTTGGGGATTCTATGCTTGCTCACATGGACGTAGACTTGTCTAGGTTCCTTAGGGGTCTTAAGTCTTACTTCCCGTCCAATCTATCTAAGAGAGACCAAGGGGAACGGCTTTCAACTGCCGTTCAGTGGGTTGTGGAGTATATTACCCAAGGCACCTTGCCTAATCTGGGGCCTCAACCCGAGGCAGTGGAGGTCTTGGATGTGGGTAGCAATGGCTTCGTGCTAGCCCGGGGTAACCCATCGGTGGAGAGTTGGGAGACTCTGTGCCGTCAAGGGCACCTCAAAGGGGCAATCATAGGGGCGACTGACGGGGATTTCCGTAAGGTGTTAGTAGCAAGAAAGTCATTAGCTGTAGGGTTTGACTTGGAGCGGGCGGTAATCATCCTAGATGAGATGGAGAGGCTTTCGGGTAGCCATCCAGGCTGGGCTCTCCAGGGGGACTACCTATACAGCCCACCCGAAGGTACTACGATTCTACTGTCTTACCTCACTGAAGTACTCGTCCGAATATGACGTCGGTTATCTAGTTGTGGACCATCGACTACAATGAGTACTGCCTTAGTTACCGTCGCTACGGACGGCTTTCGTGACTACGTAGAGCTTCCGGATGGTAGGACCTTGAACTTGGGTTCTGTATCCGTACTGAAGCTCGTGGCCACTCTTGTTCAAAGTGCTAAGCTTTGCCGTGCCGCGCTGGACACCTTCCTTGCCAAAGGAAGCGCAGTAATCAAAGTTGACATTGGGCGTCTAGAGGAGATTTTGAAACCTAAGCGGGCCAGGTGGGCGGGGAAAGATCCTCTTATGGCTCAGGGCATTCAGGAGCAGGGTCAATCAGATATGGGCGAAGGTAAGACCAAAGTTGCAACGGACGACAACGTTGAATCAGAAACCAACGTCAAGTTTTCTAGTTTAGTCAAGGCTTTTAACCAGCTTTACGCTCAACCTTCAGAGGCAACCATTTCTTCCTTCCGGCAAGCATCCTCCGAGTTTCTTGAGTACACTACTGGTAAGGTAGCCGGGGTAGACGAGGACGCCAAATATGAATTGGGCGAATTTCTTGAAAATGACCCTAAGTCCTTGAAACTCAAAGAGGGTATTGTCTTCGATATCCTTGCTAAGCCCAAGTATGACCATAACTATGCAAAAAAGCTATGGTTGAACTGGGTGGACAAGGGCTCAGAGTCCTACTCGAAGAAGTTTGACGAGGACGATAATACCCTTTTCCCTCGCGTTCTTCGCGAGGATTTAGCTCGCGACCTAGCGGATAAAGAGCGAAAACTGATTGACGAGGGCGAATATGAGCATCTCAAAACCGCCAATGAGGAACATCCAATGATAAAATCCGCGGATTCCTGGGACGAGATGAAGGCCCCCGATGAGGTCAGCGGCACTTCCGAAGAAGTAGCCAAGCAGATGGGCGTAGACAACTTTTACTTGAATGTGAATATGGGGGAGACCAGTAATCTTGTTGCCGGTCTTAAACTGGCGGCCGAAGAGGTCCCTTTCATTAATGAGGGTCTCATCCACTTGGTTGCGTCTAAGGTTGAGCATGCCCTAAAGGTCGTGCAGGCAAGCGAGAAAAAGGGCGGCGACATCGCTAAGGGCGACTTGCACATTATCTCTAATCAGCTAAGCAACATCACTAAGACCGCGAATATCGAAGACCCGACGACCCGAATGGGTCTCATGGATCTCGCACGCAAGGCGGACCTAGTTCGCTCATTCTTTGAGGGATGATCCCTTCTTTCTTTTATATGGTCGGTTACAAGAGGAGCCTGACACATGCCTAATCCACGTGATCTAACAACCTACATATACCGAAATGGCACAGCCCCGAATACACGTGCGGCGGTGTCGCAGAAAAATAAACTGTTTAGTTATATGGTGGGCAAACAACGGTTTCAACAGATTGGCGTTGTGTCTGAGTTCGGGTTTGATGAGTCTCGAACCATTGATCCTATTCGGGGCGTGGGTTTCGGGGACCAGGTTGCCGAGCTTGTGCCTGGCGTAACTGAGCCTATGACGATCACCTTGAACAGGACTCTCCTGTACACGGTGAACATCTTCCAGACTCTTGGGTACAAGGGTGGTGTAGAGGGCTTGGTAAGGTCTCTTAGGCATCACCGCTGGCCTTTCGACCTGAAGCAGGAGCTTGTCTTTTCGGAACTTTCGTCTCGTGACGATATTGAGGGCGCTCCGGCACTTAAGAACGCTACGTCTCAGCCGCAGAACGTAGCTAATATGGCTACTAACCAGATTCGAGCGCTCTTTACCTTCTACGAAGGTTGCTGGATCAACAGCTTTTCTAGCTCCTTTACTTCGGACGCGGCTATCGTTGCCGAGAATACCTCCATCACGGTTACGGATATTATTGATGGCTTCTCCAACTACGGGGAGTACATCGATTCAGGCTTGGCTCCTATTGGATCCAACGGCACCGCGGGTGCGGGTTACAGCCTTCGCTTCTCGGGCGGGGCGTCGCCCAATACGACGGTTGGTATCTAAGTTATCTTAGTTAGCTTATCCTCAGGGGGGTTAATCTCCCCCTGAGGATAAGCTCATGGTGTACTTGTACCTACGCAGGAAGATTAGATGAAGACGAGATCGAATCGGACCTATGGCGGCTTCCGCTTCGTCCGTCTCAACACTTGAAGGTGGCGAGATGAAGATTCAAGCGAAAAAGATTGCCGAGGCTCTGAAAAAGGCTCAGCGTGTAGGAGAGGTAGAAGAAGCGCTCTCTATAGCGGGCTGCGCTATCGTTATTCGTAGTCTTACTAACTCAGAGTACGTAGCCGCTACTCTGGCTATTGAAGGGTTGGAGGATATCGAATACGCGGTAGCCTTTCGGGTCGAGCACGTCTGTCGAGCAATTTGTGAGATAAACGGGGAGAGCCTTCGTGAAGTTGACTTCGTGGAAGTCGACGTGGAGAACCCTAAGACAGGCAAGACAGAGCCTCAGGTACTGGAGCGGCATCAGTTCGTCAAGGACTACATACTAGCTTCGTGGAGCCGAGAGGCTCTTGACGTAGCTACGAGAAAGTTTAACGACGTAGTAGAAAAGGCGGAGAAAGCAGCGTCGGAGGGGATTCGATTTGATACTCCGGACGAAAACGCGGAAGAGATGTACCGCAGGCTTCTGGCGGAAACTAAGGAGATCGAAGGGGCGGTTCCCTTCGAGTTGGCCACTAAGATTCGAGACGAGTTTGGGTACTTGCTGAAGCAGGAATGGTCGGCTATGAATGACAGGTTGTCAAACGTAGAGTCGCCGACGGCAGTGGAAGAGGCGCTTCCCGTTGCGGAGGAACCTCCACTAGCACCTAAACCTCCACTAGCACCTAAACCTCCACTAGCACCTAAACCTCCGGTAGTTGAGCCCGTCCAGCAGAGCACTAGTTCTATCTTGAGGCGCCAGACCGTACCCGCTAAACCTACGGCACCAGAAGCCCCTCAAGCCTCCGCAGTGCCTTTCATTCCGCCTATGGGCTCGCCCGTAACGGTTAACCCCGCCCTGGCTCAGAAACAGGCGGAGCTTGCGGCTCTTGAAGGGGACGTAGGGGACGCCTCTGGGATCTCTACGGCCTCTAATCTGAGGCGGGACCCAGTAGAGGCTCAGAGGATTCTTGACCAGCCTCCTACGGGCGGGATTAACCCAAGGTTCAAAGCCCCACCTAAGCTTTAATCCATGTCCGATGAGTATCAGGTTGAGACTGACTTAGACGAGGGAGACGATGCGCGCCAGCTTCGCGAAATGCGCGAAGCTATTCGCATTGAGGCGCCCAAAGAGCCTGAGGTAGACCCGATCCACTACAAGGACGTGGAGAGTCTTATCTTCCGTGGCTTCCTGGTACTACCCGCGGACATTAACGGGGTACAGTTCTTGTTCAAGTCTATGAACCACCATGAACTTGAGTATTTACAATGGGTTACCGGAGGGCAGACGAGCGAGAAGTACTACAATACATTCTTAGCTTACGGCGTATTTATGGTAGAGGGGCAGAACATTCTACCCGACCGAGAGCGTTGGATTCCTGACTTTGAGAAAACGTTTGGTAGTTTTTCAGTTCAGGCTAGGTCAAAGCTGATACGTTACTTGTCTGAGGTAAATCGTCGGGCCTCGAATGCGATTACTTTGACCGAAGCCTACCAAATGGAGAGAATTTCTAGGTTTCGGTGGGCTCAGTATAAGGGTCTTGAGCTGATGTCGTCGTCTAGCACGGGGATCGACGGGTCAGCTAAGCTGGGTATGAACTACGCTCAACTTGTATGGCGGGCTCTAAACCATTACGAGGACGCCAGGGATACTTCTGAGCGTGAGTGGGAGAACGCCAAATTCATAGGTTCATGCTTCGCTGGCAAGGAGATCCGTAAGATTTACAATCAGGATAAGGACCGTCGTCAGAAGGAGACAGAGGAGCGTATTCAGCGTAAGGACCAGGTTATTCGTCAAGTACTTCTAGGGGAAGACCTAGGTAAGGACCAAACTAATGGTCAGGTCAAAATGGTCGTTGCGAAGTCGGTAGAGGAACTTGCGGAACAGTTAGAACGGGACTTACGGGGCGAAAGAGATTGGCATGACGAGGTCGTTGCCCGCGAAGAAGAAGCCATGCGTAAGCAGATAGCGGATCGCCAAAACCAGCTACGTGACCTACAGGAATCTCGGGCTCATGAGCCTTTAGCCAAGGTAACCTCTGACCGTACGGGACTTACCTTGGAGCAGGTTAGGGAACGGTTGGCGCGTAGTCGACAGTACGAAGCTCAGGACGCGGCGGGGAAGATAGTACATCCGGAAATGCAGGACGAACGCCTACATAACTTCATCCAGCGTCATTACGTCACGGAGACCCCAATAGAAGTCACGGATCGAAACCCTACTAATGAGCCGCCTTTAGTAGCACCGATTAAACCTAGACCCCCAGGCACCCCCTTCCGTAGGTAGTCTAAATGTCCAAAAAAGAGCGCGAGGAAGTTGAGCTAGCGTTCAACTTGGAACTGGAGACTCGGAAGGCAGCTAAGGGGCTTGCCGTAATCGAGAAGGCTTTGCGTAAAACGGCTTCGCGCAAGGTCTCGCTGGACTTAGACAAGAAGTCGTTCTCATCCTTCAAGAAAGGTACCAAAGAGTACAAGAAGGAAATAGACTCCATCCAGAAGGTTATAAGGGAGGTTGGTGGCGAGAAGAACTTCAAGAAGGCTACCGCTAACCTAGACAATCTTCAGAAGGCTCACAGCACCTTTGAGAAGACCTTGAAGTCCGAGACCCTTAAGATGTCCAAGGCTCGCCTGAAACTCAAGAAACAACTGGCCGCGTCGGATGACGCTCTAGTCAAGAGCACCCTGGAGAAACAGTTTAAGCTGGAACAGAAGGCCTCCCGTAGGCGTGTCGAGGCAGCCAAGAAGAACGTTGGACGTGAGCGCCGTACGATGGGCAAGAATCTGTCAGGCGGAACAAACGCTCTTATCTTCGAGAAACACACGGAGATGGCGGAGAAGCAGCGGAAGAGTGCGGAGGCGAAGGAACAGGGTATCTCTGATATAAAGACGGCCGAGGTAGGCCGCGAGATGGGGGAGTCCTTCGGGGACTCAGTCCAAGCCCTGGCGGGCAAAGACCTTCTAGGTTTCGCTAAGGGTGGGGCAAAGCTTTCCGCTACTATGCTCAAGGGTGCCGGCAAGTACGGAATGCTCGTTGGTCGCAATATGCAGATCAAGGGCGCTGGCATGGGCGGAGCCGGCGGCGCTGCTATGGCGGGCGTAGGTAAGATGATGAGCAGCATAGGTCCTCTTGTGCAGACGTTATCTAAGCTGGGTCCCATCTTAGGTATGGCCGCGTCTTCCTTCGGGGCCATCTTCAAACTCATTCTGGATATCGAAGGCGCTGCCAAGGAGATGAATAAGCAGATTTTGGAGGGGGCGTCTACTGCGGAGACCTTCGCGGCCTCTGGGGATAACTCTGGCAAAGCCTTCCAAAACTTGTCGTCTACTTTGGATCAGATTCGAGCGGACGCTACTTCTTTTGAGAACGTGAAGTGGGGTTTGAAGGCAGAGGACATTATTCGTGTAACCAACACGATGAACCAGCAAGGCGTTACTTTAGAGGACCTTAAGGCCGACTTCGCTAATGCTGGTAAGTCTGCCGATGCGTCAGCCCGTCAAGTTAAGGGTTTCGGGGACATGGCCCGTATGAGTTTCGCTTATTCCAAGCTTATGGGCGTCTCCCTTCAAGAAATTACGGATTTCCAAGCCGAGATGTTCACAGAACTAGGCCAGAGCCTCTCCAGTGTCCAGTTAGGGTACGCTCGTATGACTAAGGATGCTACTGAAAGTGGCATAGCTTCCACCAAGTTTCACTCTATCATTCGCGGCGTCTCCTCTGACTTGAGTCTTTATACTACCCGCATGGAACAAGCGGGTAGTATGCTTAAGTTACTAGGTAAGGTCATGAACCCTCGTGAAGCTCAGAAGTTCATGAGCGCGTCGATCAATGGTTTCAAGCAGATGAGCGAGGAGGATAGGCTTCGTACCGCAATGTTGGCAGGCGAAGGTAAAATGCGTAACATTGTGTCTAAGGACTTGGACCGTAAGTCGAAGCTACTGTATAACGATATAGCTAAAGCGGCCGGCGTAGCTTTTGAGGACGTGGTAGCAGCGGCAGCTAAGGGTGGCGGGGAAGTAGATAAAATCTTAGGTAAGGTCGTGGACGAAAAGGGAAACCCTGGCAAACAGAGGGGGGCTCTCAAGAGCGCTTTATCTGAGATAGGTATGGATCAAAAAGAGTTGGATTCTGGGGGTGCAATGGGCGTAGCTAACGCCTCTCAGAACCTATCTATGGCGGGGTCTTTGGAGGCCATGAAAGCTTCGATGCGCATGGGCAGCGGCAAGAAGCTAAAAGACATGACCGGAATGGATGGGTACGCACGCCGTAAGGCGGCCAACGTATCCATGGAACAATTTCGCGCCATGGTCAAACTCGAAGAATCGGTAGATAACCAGCGAGAAGAGATGACCGCTGCCCTCAAGGACCCTAAGAACCCTGCTAACGTAGAAGTCGTAAGCCGCTTGAAAGCTCTTGGTATTACCTCAGAAAATATCGGTAAGGCCAGTGCTGACGATATTATAGCGGGCATGTCTAAGAGTGACCAAGAGGCTATGGCTCTAGCCGCTGAACAGAAAGATTACGCCAAGGAGACTTCGGACCTCACCACGACTCTAGTGGATAAGATGGGCATCGTAGTGGACGGAATCTTCAACTACCTTTACATGGCTTTGAAGGACTTGATTTCGGGACTCAATGGTATTTTTGACTGGATTGTCTCTAGGTTTCCAGGGGGTGGCGGAGAGGCTTACAACCGTAGGAAGGAAGAGCAACGCAGCGCTAAACTTAAAGAGACTGAAAAAGCTGGCGCGCAGAATTTCGGTAAGGTTGACAAAGGCGCTATAGGGCGCGACCTCGATATTATCTTCGGCGGCGAGAGTAAGGGCTCTAAGCTACTTCAGACTAACTATGCGCTTGGGCAGGCCGGTATAAGCGAAGAAAAGAAAGGAAAGTTTCTTACCTCCGTGGAAAGGGATGGCGACTACGCTAATGCGAGTAAGGCGGCAGGGCTAAATCCTAAAGAAATGCAAACCCTCTGGCGCAAAGCCTTGTACACCGTGGGTAAGGACGAAGTTGGTAAGTTATCTAAGCTAGAAGTAGCCGGTGGAAGTGATACAGACCGAGCTAGGGCTCGTGCTGCGGAGGGGATGAAAGGCCCTACTCAAGCAGAGGCGGGGTCTGCCAAAAAAGAAGAGCAAAAACCGGCTCCTGCTTCGAATCAGGCTTCTACTGGTCCCGCAGGTGTCGGAGCTTGGGCTCAGCTATCGACGGCTCCTATCCCCGGGTCCGCCCCTAGTGAAGGGGAGGGCCTAGTCGAAATTTTAGACATTAACGGCAGAGAGAACGTTCAAAGCCTCCAGAACCTGTACGACGCCCTTCGCCGTAGGGGTATCATTATCGACAAATCTCAGCTCTCGGGCCCAATCAAGGATACGATTCGATTGGGTACCCTTGACGCTTTCCGTGAGGCACTGTTCGAGCAAGCTGTCTACTCCTCGACGGACTCTACCGCTTTGTTACAGCGAATGCAAGAATCAGGTTTCGGTGCCGTGGCCGGAATGGCTACTGGGTACAAGGAAGCGCAGGCAACGCGGGCCCAAGGTAACGCTACGGGGGGTCACGTTGTAGGCATAGCCGATGGAAAGGCTATCATAGCCGCTCGTGGCGAGGGTCTAGCTTCGGTGGGTAAGGGCGAGACGATTGTACCCGCGGGAGGCAGGGGCGGTAACGGAAACATCACGGTCAACGTGAACGGGATAGGCGGCGCTGACCTGGCGAATCACTTGAAGAAGAAGATCGCTGAGGGCATCTACGAGTACAAACGACGTGAAAAGTTCCAGTGAGGTAATCAATGGCCTACATTCGATCCGCTAACCAGTCTAACTTCGCCCCGCTTTCCGCCCCAGGACCGGCTTCCTATGAGCACAGCGCGGATTCTCGACGTAATTACCTACCGCTAGCCTTTCAGGTCGTCAGCCCGTTCGATGAGACCAAGGCTCTTATGCCTCATGCCTTACTTGCCCACGTGAACCCTCAGAGTTTCGCAGAGACGCATTCTAAGAAGGTGGAGAGGATACAAACGAGGGGCGGCTTCGTAGAGCAGCATTGGGGGGACGAGCTTTCGGAAATCTCCGTGGATCAATCGACGGGCGCCTTCGTAAACCTATATACCGGACTATCGTCCCTTTTACGCCAACGCACGATTGCCTGGGATAGGTATCGAGACCTATACGAGCTATTTCACAATAACGGCTTGGTCTATGACCCGTTTGGAAACGTGGTTCTTCAGGGTTGGATAATGCTGATGTATGACCGAGGTACGTACTTAGGGTCATTTAGAACCTTCTCGGTGGAAGAGACAGACGAATCCCCTTTCGCCTTCAAGATGTCCTGGTCCTTCAAGGTGGAGAAGACCTTACATAAGATTCCGTTGTCAACCTCTAGGAACCCTACCGTTCGCAATGTTCGTTCATTGGCTAATAACTCAGCTACCCCTGAACCAGTTACCTTTGTGGGCGAACCCAGCACAGGGGCAGGGAACGTAGCGTAACATGTCAGAATCTAAAGTATTTCCGCCTATCTCTAGCGCTAACGCTTTGTTTTCCCGTAGGGGGCCAAACGCGGGCACTTCGATTATTGACGAAATCGAGAATGCGTCGGATTACTATGGACCTTCGGTATACCAGCTTTTGAACTTCTACAGCTCGTACGAGCCTCAGACGGATGACAATACCTCGTTCATCCCAGTAACGCAGGCAAAGTCAAACCCTAAGTTATTCGTTGTGGGGGTACTTCCTCCCAGCGTAAACATTACGGGTAGGTTACTAGACCGTTCAGCTTCGCTAGGGTCTATTACGGGCGACCCCGAGGTAATGGACGTTCCCGAAGGGCGTGACGTAGCCGTCGGGGAAGAAGACGGGGTAGTAATCCCGTCAGACTCGGGCACCAAAGGCGCTGACCTACCCGATACCTTCTGGCATAGTTACGTACAAATGTGTGACAGGTTAAAGGTTGATCCCCTCGAAATGGCCGCGGTAATAGAGAAGGAAAGCCACTTCAACCCTAACGCTCAGAACAAGGGGCCTAAAAGCGAGCAGCCTCGGGCAGTACCTATAGCTCAAGGCCTCTGCCAGTTCATTCGAACCACGGCTACTAGCAGCCGTATAGGCATGGATGAGGCCACATGGAACACCTTTTGCCTTCTATCGGCTGAGGAGCAGCTTCCTTACGTAGAGAGCTTCTACAAGGGCCGAGCCAAAGGTAAGACCAAAGAGGATCTCAATATCATCACCTTTGGTGGGCACAAGAACCCTGATGGTTCCCTTTACGCCTCCGCGGAAGCCCAAGCATCGTGGATAGCGGCTCACCCAGAGGACGCGGGTAAGTTCAACAAGCCAGAAAAGCAAGATAAGGCAACTAAGCAGAACTCGGGCGCAGTCGACGATAAAGGGCGAATCACACGCGAGACTTTGGCTAAGAACCTACAAGGGTTCCCTAGTAGGTCGATTCGGGAACGCATAGAGGCGGCTAGAACCTACCTAAGCCAAAACCCTCCCGTCGAGCCCCCCGTTGAATCCCCCGTTGAGACCGCCGAGTCCGTAACTGCCTGGGCGACGAACGAGGTAAACTCTAACTGGGCGAGCGAGGGTAGCCCTAACGCTACGGTCGCCAAGAAGGAGCAGTCTAAGACGGCGGGCCTTCCAGATACCGCTCGGGATAGACTCGGGCGTAGGTACCAAGCTGCACAGTCTGCGGAAATCAAGCAGACGATTCAAGCTATCGACACCATGCGCAACGCCCCACCGTTGCGATTTCTGGTTAACCCCTCAACCTTCTCGGTTCGAACCGAGAAAATCGTCTCGGACGGCAACTGGACTCGTAACGGCCCCATTGTCGAGCATTGGGGGGAGAACCAAGACAAGATTGAGGCGTCCGGTAAGGTGGCGTCCTTCTTCTCTATTGACGCTAACTCCCCTAATCCAGACGCAGACGGCGGTCCTGGTTTGACCCGAGGGGCACGTCAGTACTCCGCGGGGTACCAGAACTTCCTCTCTCTGTACCTTCTTTACCGGAACAACGCCAATATCTACTCTTCGGGACAATTGTCCATGGTTGGCTCCATGTACATTTTTTATGACGATACCTTGTACTTCGGGTCATTCGACAGCTTCAATGTAACTGAGTCCGATACGGCCCCGTATACCTTGGAGTACAACCTAGAGTTCACGGTTAGAGCGACCTTCTTGCTTGACCGTCCCGCAACGTATAGTAGGGAGGCAGCCGCTTTCATTAGTAGCAAAGGCGGGCCTCTACCTACAACTAACCCTTCTCAGTTATTGGAGGACTTTTCTGAAGTTCCCCAATAGAGCGCTAAAAACTCCTACTAACGGTGTTAGGTCTCCATGGCTCGGTCCCCATTCCAAGGCAACTTCCAACCCAACCTAAGGCCTACGGTGGTGACGGCCCCGGATGCCCTCGTCTACATCAACGGGGAAACCGACATCATTGGCTGCCCTAGCTGTAAGAGAAAGTTCGATTTATCTCGGTATGTTACGAGCATTCAGACTAACCTAGACATTGATAGCGTACCTGGGTCCCTCACAATCAACCTTTCCGTGCCTCGACATGCGTTGGACGACTTCTACTTTGACGGCGTCCCTCTCATTTCGCCCATGATGGAGGTTGAGGTCTTTGGTAAAGGTTACTATCTTCTAGAGGGTATACCTCAGTACTACCCTATGTTTTGGGGTATAGTCACGGAAGTCGGGGACTCCTATTCCAGCGGCGAGCATACGGTCTCCATTAACTGTGCTGATATCCTGAAGTGGTGGGAAATATGCCGCATGAACATCAATGCGGCGTTTACGGCCCCTACCCCTCAACTAGGTAGGTCTATACACGGTAACGTCTTATTCGGGACTAACCCGTACGACGTTATTTTCACCTTAGCTCAGATGTCATTTGGCGACGTCATTTTGGCCACCGGCTCTCTCAACTCTTTGCGTAAGGAGAACGAGCAGAAGCCTACATTCAATGCTGCCTTGGGTGATATCATGGCGTATTGGACGAGTCGTTTCTCCAAGATACGCTCAAATCTACTCCTTTACGGTATTCAGGGGGTGGCGGTAAGAGGGGACACTCTTAACGCTCGTTACCCAAACGGACAGGCTAGAGGGGTAGCTAACTTCGTAGCTAGTGCGATACGAGAATCTAACGGCGCTGGGTCTCAGGTTACCTTTGACCCAGCGAGCGATGAGGTTACGGCGTTTCGGGCGTCCATCGACGTCAACATTGAGTTCTGGCAAAACGAGTACCAGACTAAGTTGGAGATCGCGAACGCTTGCAAGGAGGCAATCGGCTTCGAGTTCTACATGGACGTTACAGGGGACATAGTCTTCAAACCGCCCTTCTATAACCTAGACATCCTTAGCAATAAGCCGGTATCTTGGGTTCAGGACATCGACGTAATCAGTTGGGACTTCACGGATTCTGAGGACGAAGTAGTTACTCAACTGACTATTCAAGGTTCTTACGCAGGAAACACGGACTTGGGTATGCCGGCCGAAGTCACTCCCGTTACGTCCGTTACCGACTACCACTTACTCAGAAAGTATGGTACGCGCCCTCATACTTACAATTCCGAGTTCATGGGTAAGGACCTCAAGCAAATGTTCCAGCACGGTCTGGATGTCTTGGATAGGATAAACTCTCGCCGCCATTCGGCAAATGTTACCATCCCATTCCGTCCCGAGCTTCGGATGGGATTCCCTATTTACATTGCGAGCAAGGATCAGGTGTGGTACATTCGAGGCATCTCTCACAATATCCAGTTCGGAGGTCAAGCTACTACTACCCTTAGCCTTACCGCCCGTCGAGAGAAGTTTAAGGCCCCTAAGGGTATTTCTACCCTGAAGGTAAAGTCTAAAGCTAAGCGTCAGGATACGATTAGTGAGACATTCACCGACGCATTCAAGGAAGTTAGTGCCAATGGTGCGATAATTTCAGATGCTCCGGGTCTGTCAGTACTCGGGTCTGACACCAGGTTAGGCCCACCGCCCCCCAGCACGGTAAGTAACTCTACTTACGAGCTGGACCTCGGGGACGGCGCCTCGGTACCTTATACGAACCTGGATCCCGCGGACCCTAGGGTTGTAGCAGCCCAAGCGCCGCTTATTCTACGTCACCCGAAGACCGGACGTATCGTAGGTTACCCTAATGTCGTAATGGTTTACTCTAGACCCTACCAAGCTTCGCCTACGGGGTACGAAAGAGGTCAGAAGGCCCCTGGGGAAAATACTCACGTAGCCAAGAAGGACCGTGCGAAAGTAGCACAAAAGCAGGCGGAGAACCTCCGAGAGGAAGCGAAACAGTGGGAAGATAGCGCTCAGAAAAACTTGAATAAGTACGCTCACAATCGGTACTCGTACGGCCTGAACACTGCGGGCGTTTACGTATACGCCCACGACAGGGATAAGTACATATCTCAAATGGCCCTTCTACCGCAGAAGAACATCACGATAGTACCCGACCCAGGCGGGGAAAAGAGCCCTACTACAATGATTCGACCCGTCTCAGATGAGCGTGGGTTTGAGGTTATAGGTCATTACCGTTACGGCCGAGGCGTCTCCCTTAGGGACGGTTCTTTGGTGTCTAACGCGGGTAGTACAAATACTCGAATTAGTAACCAGGGGGACTTGCAGTTAGCTTTGTCTGGCGGTACGACAGCTTTGTTGAACGCTCAGTCTCAAGGGTTAACCACGGCGGTTGCTGGCGGTTACGCAGATCCCGCCGTAGCTCTAACCAAGCTAACCCCAGAGGACCTACAGTCGGCGGGGACTTTGACCCCGGGGACCAAGGAAGTGGCCTTTACCGATACGGGTACCAACTTTGTGGATTCGGCCCCTTTGGGTTCTCCTGAGCAAGCGGGCGCTTTTGCTAGCGTAGAAGCTAGTCAGTTCTCTCGCGCTTTGACCTTGGCAGAAATGTCCGTCAAGTTTGGGGGTATTGACGGAACCGCTGAGTGTGAGTGTCAACTCGGGCGCGCGGACTTGACTTTCATTTCTACTGGTTACCAAGTGCGTACCATTAAGGATTCGGCTCCTACTTACGAGGAACTGTTGAACGGAGGGTTAGAGGACATTTTAGGTCAAGTTGGCTCTTCCTCTAGTATCGCTCCCGTTAGCCCTTCACTTAAGGGCGCTGATTTGATGAATCGGGTAGAAACCTACTTGTTCAACCTTTACAAGGATTTAGACGACACTCACCAAGCCCATGAAGCCAGCCTTAGAGGTGGCCCCGAAAGTGCCGAGACAAGCCAGTCTGACCTATTCGCACCAGAAACCTCGGTTGTACCCGGCTTCGAGCCCCCATTTTCTGCTATGAACCGAGCTGCCTTAGGTGACCCGATCGCTACGGCTTTGCAAGGCAAGTCCTCTAGGGAAGACCTCGTGGGTCAGTTTATAACCTTTGGGGATGACTTGCAGAAGAGCACTAAGGCTAAGAAGCTTGGGCAGGAGCTAGTCAACCTACGTGGGCGTGCAGATCGCCTACGTAGACGGTTATCGCAAGCTGAGACTCGGGACGAAAAGAACGAGTTGTCGGGTCAAATCGCTAAAACTGAGCAGGAAATCACACAAAAGGAGCTTGAGCTATCGCAGCTCACGTCCTAACCTATGCCGCCTAATATACCATATGGTAGAGTACCTAATAAGGACTTTGCAAGCAACGACACCCCTTTCGAAGGCACTAAGATAGGCATCATAACGCGGGTTGACGAGCACCACCTAAAGGCTGACGTTCGCATTATCAGTGGAAACGAGGAAAGGTTCGAGATTGACCTCACGCAGCCTCTTGCGGGACCACGCAGCTTCTTGGGGGGTATCCCCGAAGTAAACTCAATGGTTATCATTGGGTACCGACGCAGGAAGAAGCAGCTTGTTGACGCCGTTATCTTAGGTTATGTACCCGTAGGCAACCTTATAGGTCTTCGTTTTGACCCTATGGCGGTAATTCCTCCCGGGGAAATTGACCCTGAGGACGAGGTTTCGGCAAAGAAGCTATTCGGAGGCGTCGTACGTTACAAACGGGTCCAAGGTAAGCCCGGGGACATTTTGGGTATGTCCTCGTCTGGGTCCGAGATGCGTCTATCCAAGGACGTTTACTTCACGAACCGTGCCGGAGACTCTTGGGAACTACGGGACGTGGACCGTACTTTGGTTACCCAGGCCCTTAACCGGGTAACCAATGACGCGGCCTCCTACTCCTTTTCTGGGGCGATTCGTCGCGGGGCGATGAACTTACCTCTCTCTAATTTCCGAGTAGATAAAAACGGGGTACCTACCAAGGTACTCAAAGATGATAAGGAAAGGTATTATGGTCGAGATGAGCTTCTCGCGACAGGAATAGCTCCCTCTACGTTCTCCAATGCTTCGGGTACGGTACTTGACCGGATTAATGACGAGAATGAGTTTCCCCCGACTACCTACAGTAACAACAAGCAGGTATTTTTCGCTAGCGAGACGGCTGCGGTAGACTTTGAGGACGCCTTAAACGGTGGGACTCTTAGGGCTTTCACTGAACGTCGCATGGAAATTCGCCATGACACGGATCTGAGAACGGAGGTTCTTGACGAGATCGACGGTTTCGGCATGGACCGCCCTCGGGCTTACATCGAGCAGGTCTTTGGTACTACCGTAGGGAACGACCCTTTCTCGACTTTAGGGCAGCGTCAATACGCTAGGGTGCTTAAACCTAAGCTGTTTGAGGACTTTGACCAAACCGCTGCTCCAAGCGGCTTCCGTATGGAAGAGTGTCTCCGCCCGCCGTCTACGGCGGTAGACGAAGCTTTAGCGATGGCGGGGGCTTATCTATTTCGAATGTCCCCTCCTAGGTCCGCCTCCCGTAATGACTTTGCCTTGTCCGTATCTAAGCAGGGTAAGTTGTTCCTCAACGTCCCTGGGTCTAGCGTAGAAAACTACCCAACCAAAAATGTTTCCGCTGAAGTCAATATGGCGGGCGCGCTCAAGATGCGTTTGGGTGCCGCTACCCCTGACCGAGTATCTCTTCATTTGACACTGGAAGGGGGGATCTTCCTAGATGTAGGCTCAAACGCTAACGGGGAGTGCATAACGACTAATTTCCGTGGTGCTATCAAGAACGTTTACCGTGGTACTAATAGCTCGGATGGGGTCGCTAAGAGCGAGGACATTCAAGGTAACTCGGAGAAGACCGTCTCAGGGGACTTGCAGCACACGGTTAGGGGCGTCTACCAAGCCACGGTGGACGGCGGGTTCAACGTTCAAGCTAACTCGGTTAAGCTGAACGGGGTCAATGGGTATACTGGGAACTTTGGAGCTTATACCGCAATGGTAAGTGGTAAGACCCAAAGTACTCATGCGCAACAGGTGCAAGAAACGGTAGCTTTGGGCGGTAAAACTACGACTATCATAGCCGGCCCGTTACTTACTAACGTCAACGCGGGCGCTATGACCACGACGGTGCTAGCGGGCGCTACGTCCTTCAGCAACCCAGCGGGGGCCTTCTCGGTCACGGTGGGTACGGGCGCGGTGTCTATTACTACCTCGGTTGGAGCCGTGACTTTGTCTACCGCTTCAGGCGCAATGTCTTTGTCCGCAGCGTCCGGAGCCGTTTCCATTACCGCGGGACTAGCCATGAACTTGACCTCTTCTACTTTGATAACGCTAGCTGCCCCTCAGGTCTCTCTTGGTTCAGCCGCCGCTGCATTGGGCGTCTCTCGCGGAACGGCAACCCTGCCCCCAGGGGCTCCTAGCCTCGACTATATCACGGGCTCGCCTTTGATGGGCTCAGCCGTCATTCGGTCCGTGTAATATGCCGTTGTCAGTACCCTCTTTGGCCGCTTCGATTACATTTGGCTTGGCCTCGTCTGGTTTTGTAGGTTCCGATGTGTCTAAACTGGCTCAGGGCATTGCCAGCGGGCTTGTACCCTGGGTTCGAAGTTTACAAGTCGTAACCACTGACGTTGGTTCTGCGGGTTCCGGTACGGGCATTCTCCCCTGGGTTCTTCCTTCCCCTTTGTTGATTTCCAACCTACTGGCTATGTATGCGGTCAATGGTCACCTAGGCACCATGGCCCCTTTGGAAGCCGCTGGGTTAGGGAATGGCTTGGCCACGGGCTTCCTTCAAGGGGTCATTCA